GTGGCCGGGGGTGACGCCGAAATACTCCGGCGATCCTGCGATCAGTTTGAGCGAGCTGGTCGTGGCCGTTGGGTTATCACCAACGGCGATATGGCAGTCTGCATCGGAAATGACGCGCACGAATCTGGTCGAATGATTCGCAGCAGCGCTTTGCGTGGTGGTGGTGAACGTGACGACCTGCTCGGCAATCGGCGGAAGCTGCGCGACTTGCGACATGCCGGGCATATAGGCCAGTTCGGTGATCCAGAGTTTAGCCATGATGTGTACCTCTCAAAAGTGTTTACTGAACTTCCCGCACGCGGTCGTCGATTGCCTGGGTGATCTTCGCGGCATCATCTTGATCTGCGCTAGCGAACTGAATCGAGACGATCCGCTTTTGCTGCGCCGCGATGACCTCTACCGGCATGGCCGAGGCTTGCATATCGGCCAAAATCTTGAGTTCCTTTTCAACGTCCGCGACGTTGAAATCGCGCGGCCATTCGACGGTCGGCGCTTGCGTCATCTGGAGCCATTGGCGCGACAGTTCCCACGCCCGGCGTTCTAGGTCCTCCATGCGCTCGGCGAACGATGACAGCTCGGCATTGATCGACGCGAACCGCATCTGCATCGCGATGCCGGATTCCTGCTGATTCACCGTTGCCACGGAAAGACCGATTTCCGCTATCTGGTCGCGGAGCTTGTCGATCCGCGTGATGTACGTCGTCGCCGGCCCGGAATCCGGCGCAATGAAGCCCGGCGCTGTGCCTTCGTACACCATCAAATTATTGGTCCCGATGGTCTGCCCGGCCACGCGCGCCGCGTCTAGTTTCTGGTCGCTGGTGCTTCCCTGCGGGACATTCATTGTGAGCAAGCTGAACGTCTGCGAGCGCAGGATTTCGTCTAGCTCAGAATCAAGATTGAACAGCCGCTTTGACAGGTCCGCAATGGGCGCGAACGGCCCAAAGTGCGGGAAATCTCCGCCCTCGGTTCCGATCAATACCGGGCACTCTGACAGCGGATGCTCTCCTGCGTCAAGAATGTTTTTTTCCTGATCGGTTGCCTGCCATCCAAGCCGATCAAACCGCCATGTGCATGGAATGCGCGCGCCGTCCTGATCGGTGTAATTCCCGGCGAACGCGACGAAATCAAACCGGCCATCGTCGCCGAGCGAGTAGTCCGTCACGTCCTCAGGCTTGATCGCGGTCCAATACGGCGCGGTGCGCGTCTCCATTTGCGCCGCCATGCTCGGGGCCATCGTCGCCGGCATATCGACCAGCAACAGCATCGATCCGCGCGCTTTGAATTGCGTCATGAATTGCTGCCAGAACACGCTGATGCTGTTCCCCTTGCCGTCTATATCCGCCGCCATGCTTGCATATAGGTCGTGCGGAAGTTCGCGCACGGCTGGCCGCGTGGACAGGTAGCCGACGAAGCGCGAGCAGGCTTGCGACAGCGGCGACGAGTAGAACGCCAGCTCGCAACGGCGGGCGAATTTTTCCTGCGACTCGCGCGGGTACTTGACGAGGTAGCTGGTGCCGACGTTGATCGCGCGCCCGTTGCCGTCCGTGGTCACGACGGGTCGGAATGGCCCATCGCCGGCCAGCGCGTGACCGATGAATTCGAAGCGCGCGGCGGATTGGTTAGCCATAGGTCAATCGTGTGTGCATAACAAAGATAGTTTTTCACTATTTGTAACATGGCGTGGTTAGTTTTTAGCTAACACTGCCCGAACCACTAACTACCGGCGAGAGGCCAATGGACATTGAAACCCTGAAAGAAGCGCTTGGCGATGAGAAATTTGCCGCGCTCAAGACCTACGTTGACGACCTGACCGGGCAGCGCGACGCGGCACGGAGCGAATCGATCACCGGACGGAAAAAGCTCAAGGCTGACCTCGAAGCCGCGCAAGCCCTGGCCACCAAGGCCATGGAAAAGCTCGGGATCGAATCTGCCGACGAACTGGATTCCATGCCGGACGCAAAGGGTCAGGGTGACGCGCTGCGGCAGTTGCAAACCACGCTCAAACGCGCCGAACGCGAGCGCGACGAAGCGCGGACGCTGGCCGATGAAGTCGCCGGCAAGTTTCGGCAATCGCAGCAGCGCGCGGCCATCGCCGAGGCGCTGGGAGGTCACGAGTTCATTGCTCGCGACATTGTGGAGACGTTCGTGAATGGCCGGCTCGCCTGGGAAGGCGACGATCTGCTGTTTAAGACGGATGACGGGAAATTGGTTCCCGTAAAGGACGGAGTGGCCGGGATCGCGAAAACGCGCCCTGAGCTGCTCAAACCCACCGGCGCGGGAGGCGCTGGGGTTCGGCAGTCGAACGCTGGAGGCGGGGCGACGGCAAAAACGATCACGCGCGCGCAATACGCGGCCATGTCTGTAGAGGACCGGGCCGCGCAGAAGTGGAGCGATGTGGTCATCACCGACTGACTTTCAACCGACCTTTAGGAGCCCATCATGGCAAACACCCTGACCAACCTGATCCCAACGATCCACCTGGCGGCCGATACCGTCTCGCGTGAACTGACCGGCCTCATCCCGGCGGTGATGCGCAACAGCTCAGCCGAGCGCGCAGCGCTGAACGAAACGATTTATTTCCCGGTCGTGCCCACCTACGCGACGGCTGACATTGCCGCCGCTGCGACCGGCCCGGACCCGAGCGACTCGACCATCGGCAACGATTCCATGGCGATCACGGCCAGCAAGTCCGTGACCTTCCACTGGTCCGGCGAAGATCAGCGCGGCCTGAACAACGCCGGCTATTACAACGCCATTCTGCGCGACCAGTTCACCCAGGCCATGCGCGCGCTGGTGAACGAAATCGAAGCCGAGCTGGCCGCTGCCTATAAGAAGGCATCGCGCGCCCACGGCACCGCCGGCACCGCGCCGTTCGGCACCGCTGGCGACTACAGCGACGGCGCGCTGGTCCGCAAGATTCTCGCTGACAACGGCTGCCCGATGACCGACCTGCAACTTGTCGTCAGCACCGCTGCCGGTGCGAACCTGCGCGGCAAGCAAGGCGGTCGCGGTGTCGATCTGGAAGGCTCGCCGGACCTGCTCCGCCGTGGAGTCCTGCTCGACATTCACGGCTTCGCGGTTCGCGAATCGGCGCAGATCATCAGTCACACGAAGGGTGCCGGCACCGGCTACGATTTCGCGGCCGCTGGCGAAGCGGTCGGCCAGACCACGCTCTCGGTCGAAGGCGGGACGGTCAACACTACCGGCATCAAGGCCGGCGATATCATCACGCACGCGGGGGACACGGCCAACAAGTACGTGGTGACCACCGGCACGACCTCCACCAGCGGTGATATCGTGATCGGCGCGCCCGGCCTGCGCATCGCTGGCGTGGACGCGAACGAGATCACCATCGGCGACAGCTACAGCGCGAACCTCGCGTTCACGCGCAGCGCGATCCACCTGATCACCCGCGCGCCAGCCATGCCTGCCGGTGGCGACTCCGCCGACGATGTGGTCGAAGTGCAAGACCCTGTCTCCGGCCTGGCCTTCCAGATCGCGATGTACCGCCAGCGCCGTCGCGTTGCCTACGAAGTCGGCATTGCCTGGGGCTCCAAGGTCGTGAAGCCCGCCCACCTGGCGATCCTGCTCGGCTAATGGTCACTCCAGCCATGGCCGATCAGCGCATCAAGGTCAAACGTGACGGCCCGCGTGGCTGGCACTGGATCACCGCCGCGAGCTTCGATCCGTCGAAACACGAGCGAGTCGATCCGGTGCCGCAGCCGCCGCAGGATGAAGCGCAACCGAAAAAGCGCGGTCGGCCTCGCACCAAACCCACCCAGGAGACTTGATCATGTCCACAGCAGAAAACGCGAAACTGCAATATGAGGCCGGGCAAAATGCCACGGCCATGTCGGCGCTGACGAACAGCGGCGACGAGACCACGTTCACCAGCGGTGCGAGCCTCTGGTCCGGCAAGTCAGGCTATGCGCCAGTCGTGCGGCCTAACGGCCTGCTGACCGGCGGCGCTGTGACCGTCCACGCCGACAACGACAAGGTGACCGTGGCCGCGCTGACCTGCAACCTGCAGGGCGTCGTGACCTCGGTCGCTGCTGGCACCGGCACGATCACGCGCCCGGCGTCTGACAAGGCGAAGGTCTGTTCTATCACCATCAATTCGAGCGGCGCTATCGCAGTTGTCGCCGGGACAGATGGCTCTGGGACCACGTTCAGCGAGACGCGCGCAGCCGCTGGCGGCCCGCCGCTGATCCCGGTGGACAGCATCGAGATTGCACAGGTCCGGGTGACCACCAGCGCGGCAGGTGCCGTCGCAGCGTCGCAGATTTATCAGGTCGTCGGCTCGCATTGCGAGCGCGCGGACTTTCCGCTGTGGACGGTGAACTATGACGAAGGCTCGGTGACTTTCCTTGACGCCCTGCCGGAAATCCACACCGGCACGGTGCCGAAGAAGGTTTACGCGTCCTATGCCGAGCCGATCTTCGCTGACGTTGCGCTGGCATCCGATTTCGTGCCGCCTGAAACCTCGCACTCGGTCACGTCAACGCAGGTGTACGGCACCACGCTCGGCGCGACCTCCTCCACGCTCGGACAGGGCACGTTCACCGCGTACCTTGAAAACGGCGTGAGCGATGCGCTGGTCAGCTTGAAGAATCAGAACCTCTGGTTCAAGTTCTTCCCGGATCGCTACGCGACGCCCTACCTGCTCTGCCAGGGCAAGCTGGGCATTTCGCGTACGTTCCCGGCTGGCGACACGATCCAAGCGGCCTGCACGATCAACGCGGCTAGCGCTGCGGTTGAGGTGTCCTGATGGCATTCAACGCGGAAAAGTTCGAGCGCGCAAAGTTCGAGGCACGGCGGGCCAAGGTGCCCGTCGATGCCTTGGCCGAATTCTTCGACGAAGGCGAGACGCCCGAATGGGAGGTGCGCGGGCTTTCCGCCGTTGAGCTGCACAAGGCGATCGAGGCCAGCAAGCGCCAGGGCTCGATCGAGGCGATCGTCAAGGCAATTGCCGCCAATCAGGACCAGGCCGGCGCGGTGCGCAAGGCCCTGGGCCTGACCAAGGACACGCCGGGAGAGATCGCAAAGCGGCTGGAAATGCTCGTCATGGGCAGCGTGTCGCCCAAGATCGAACTGCCGGCCGCGGTGAAGCTGGCCGAGTGCTTCCCGATCGAGTTCCTGAGCCTGACGAATGAGATCAGTGAATTGACCGGCAAGGGGGCTGAACTGGTAAAGCCGCAAGCCGCCTCGCAACCGATGACAGCCTGAGGGTTTCCATGCAACTGCTGGAGATGCGCGGCGGCTACCTGTACCAGCACCGGCCCGATGTGATTCCGCAGGGCTATTTGACCGACGAAGAACTGGCGCTGTGGAGCGCCTACTACGAGCGCAAGGGCAGAGAAAACCATGGCTGACGTTGCCAAGACCGTTGCGATCATCTTTGAAGGTCAGGACAAGACCGGCGCGGCGCTGGCCGGGATTGAGAGCAAGATCGGCGGCATCGGCACGGAGGCCGGCGCCGCAACCGGCAAGGTTGACCAGCTTGATTCTCAGCTTGAGCAGGTCGGCCGGCGTGATTCGGCGATTGAGTCACTTGCCACCGCATTCAAGGCGCTGGCCGCCGCCGTGGTCGTCAAGGAGTTTATTGACGCCAATGTGCAGCTTGAGAAGTTCGAGCGCGCGATGGTCCTACTCAAGGGCAGTACGGAAGGCGCGGCCACCGAGTTTGAATACGTGCGCGAGCTGTCGCGCCGCCTCGGGCTTGAGCTGTTCACGACGGCGGACGCTTACACCAGCCTAACAGCGGCCACCAAAGGGACAACGCTGCAAGGGCAGTCCACGCGGGATATTTTCGAGGCGGTATCCATCGCCATGTCATCGCTGGGCAAGTCCAGCGCTGACACGCAAGGCGCGCTCTTGGCTATTTCGCAGATCGTCAGCAAGGGCAATGTCAGCCTGGAAGAACTGCGCGGCCAGCTTGGCGAGCGCCTGCCCGGTGCGTTCCAGCTCGCGGCCAATGCAATGGGCATGTCAACATCAGAGCTGGATAAGTTCGTCAGCAGCGGGAACCTGACTGCCGAGGTGTTTTTGCCAAAGTTCGCCGCCGAGCTGAAAAAGACATTTGGCGATGTGCGGGACATGGAAGGCTTTACGGCCAGCCTCAACCGGATGAAGAACGCGCTTGACGAGGCGTACATCACCATCGGGAAGTCCGGCGCGTTTGATGCGCTGACCAAGGGACTGGAGATCACGACGGCGGCGATCACCGGCACGATTTCATCCTTCAAACTGCTGGGTGAAATCATCGGGACCATTGCCGGCGCAATCGCGACTGGTGATTTCTCAGGAGTAGGAACTGCTGTTGATGCTGCCATGACAAAGGCTGCGAACAGCACCCGCGACGCATCCAACGCCATGCTCGGCGTCGAGGAGGCGACGAAGAAGACCGAAGTCGCCGTCGATAACGTCAGCGACGCCCTGTCGCGTCGGCTCGCAAAGGGCACCGGCGCGGCTGTCGATCTTGAAAAGGCAACGAAGGACGTTGACAAGGCGCTGAAAGAGCTTGGCATCGATCCGAAGAAGTTCGAGGAGCCGATTGCAAACATCATCAAAGCGTTTACTGACCTGGCAAAGAACCCGGCGGTGCGCGGCGATGAACTGCTCTCCGGCCTTCTGGTCACACTCGACAAGATCGAAAAAGGCCCGGCAGGCGGAGCGAACATCAAGACGGTCGGCGCTGCCATTGAGGAAGCATTCAAACGCGGCGCGCTGAGCGCAAGCGAATACGCAGCGGCGACGCAGGCCCTGGAAGTCAAACAATCTGGCCTTTGGGACGGCATGATCAAGACTACGGGCAGCGTGGCGGATCAAAAGAAGGCGATGGACGATGCCGCGAAGGCAACGCAAAAGGCAAAGGACGAAGCGGCCAAATATTACCTTGAACTTGAAAAGCTCGCCAGCAATGAGCGAATCAAACTGATCGAAGCTAAGGTAACGCTGAACACCGAAGAACTGAAGTTCAAGACCGAGATTGTTAAATCTGCGTTTGAGTCGATCAACACGTCTATCGATTCGACCGGGAAGCTGCTCGGAGACCTGTTCAAGCAGCTTGGTGACAAGACGCTGACGTTCAGCGAACAATGGGCGCTTGAGGATCAGATTGAAAAAGAAAACGCGCTGCGAGAAAAAGCATTCAAGCTCCAGGAGAAGCTAACCGAGGCGACCATCGCGCAGATCAACGCGCAACTGAAAGC